ACTTTGGTGAGTGGTCACCGCAGTGATGCCATTTGTCATAACGTCAGGGTCACTCGCTGGCATTGAGGGCGAGAACTCGCTGATGAACACATGGCCTTCGGCCGTCGAGTTGATGTAGTCAATGCCGTCACCCACGCGTGAGTGGTCATAGGCAGTGTTGTATGACCAGTCAGACTCGCTGTAGGCACCAAGCGTGAAGACATCCGTGCAGCGGCTGACCCCATTGCGGTGGGTTGCTGCGGACTTAGAGCTACCAGCAATAGCACCGAGCCGTTCCGTGCTATAGTAGTTTGACGACGATGCGTCGGCAACGTTATCGCCATATACTGTGGTAGCCCAGAGGGCATTGTTGGAGCGGTCATTGGAGGCACCATACCTGCCATAGGTGACAGCTAGGTCGGTATACATGGTGCTTGTGCCGCTGTAGGTGCCCTGGTGCATGGGCAGCCCATACCGAGTGTTGACATTGTCGGCGATGGTGATGAGCAGCGGGATGCCAAGCTTGTTCGTGAACCGCAAAGCGCTGCCAATGGCGTGTTCGACCCCATCACTCAAAATCGTGGTTGGCACCACATCGACGTCAATGACTTTGGCCATGGCCGCGGGCATGGCGTTGCGTAGGGCATCGCGGAACAACGCCCGTGTAGGGTACGCGACGTGCGACCGGACGAATGAGTCAGGCGTGTGAGCTAGTGCACGGTAGTGGTCCAAACCATCGTGGTCTTCAAGACGCTGCGACAACAATGGCTGCCAGGGAGTTGACCATGCACCCATGGCCAAAACGTCTGATGACCCGGTCATCTTTGTCATGGCCGACGCGATGGCCCTCGCGTCGTCGTAGAAACCAGCCGTGACCTTGTACGTAGCCACAGATGGTTTGAACAAGCGCAACGCCGGTATCGCAAGATTGTCACTTAACGGCGTTTTATACTGACGTTCACTGACCCGGATCGTGACCGACAACCAAAGCTCGACGCTGATGGGATGCTCTGGAGCCGCGCCGGTGGACCGGTAAAAGAACTGTCCACCGATCGTGTTGTATGGTTGTGTATTGTCGCTGTCTTCGAGGTAGAGGTTGCGTGGCAGATACTTGGGATCAATGCGCTTTGTGCCAGCAGCCCTGGCTGTCTTGCGGATGACATGAGACCGACCAGCCAACTCAGCGTACGTGCGGGCATCGAGCACCTCCTTTGGGTCGGGTGACCACCCAAAGATGTAGCCACCGGTGGCAAAAGCGTTGCTGTGGCTCACGGTACGCAGTGACATATCCACCACAGACCACTTCTCCCAATTGAGCGTTGGGGTGCTGATCTGGCCGGGCATGGTGCGCGGCGTGAACTTTGACTGCCACGTCGACGCAGTCAATGTTGTCACGATGAACTCAACTTTGAACGTGGATGAATCGTCACCGGGGGTGACAATGCGGCGCTTGCGTTGCTTGGCGTGCATCTTGTTTCGCACGGCCTTGTTGTTGCGTCGAGGCTCGGTGCGTTTGGGTGGCATGCCGATCCACCATGACGTCTGCCTGAGACGTTCGAAACCAATGTCATCCTGGGTTGCGCCTGGCATGGTGCCGATTTCGACATGGCCATACTTCTCGTTGCCTGGCGGCATGATGATGATGGACAATGAGGAGTCACCCTTCTTGAACCTGGGCGTACCGTCGATCCAGTAGTAAGTGGCGCGTACGAGGTCAGTGAACTCTTGTACAGTGGGCGGCCCGGGCAACATCTTGACGAGGTGACCGCGCTTAGCAAGGCGTAGCAGCTCACGGGCGCAGGGAGCCTCATGCCATGACGGTCGCACAGGTGCCGAACTAGTCGCTACGAGGGTGGGGTCGGGCACGGTGGCCACGTCCGGTTTGATCTCGTAGGGCGGCTCAGCGGGCAGGACATCAACGATTTTCCCTGCGGCTATCAGTGACTTCACAAAGAGCTCGCTGTGGACATTGCCAACGCTAGACTGAATTCGCCGCTCAAGGTCGTGTAACTCCTGCGGTGAACAGCCGATCACTTCGGCTACGAAGTCGTATGTTGATGCAGTGGCTGATGCGCGGCTGGGACTAGGCTGGATAACATAGTCGGTGGCCATCGCCAGCGCATCACCACAGAGCGCAATGGCACGTTCGGCCGCAACACCGAGCACGGGAATGAAACCGCTTAGTTGCCGTCTCGCAAGCGCGTCGCCCTTCACCAATGCCAACAATTTCTTAGTGGCAATGCCGTGGTCCCTGTCATACCAGTATGCCTTGTTGATACTCGCAGGGTGTGGACCCCACACGGTGCCGATGTCGGTGGGGTAGAACAAACCCGACAGGTACGTGGCCAAGTGCGTCCCAGTCGTTCGCGTGACGGGCTTGTGGACTAGGCCGTACATTGCATACTCGGCTTGGAAGTCGATGTTTAGATCGACATCGGACGTGATGATCAGATCGTCGCCCATCACGTATACGTGTGTGGAATCCATACGTAACCTGGCCATCAGTTCAGACGCCCCCAGGTTGTACTTCTTGGCGAGGATGTGTGTGGTGATCACGAGGTTGAGCAGTGAGTTACCGAGTGACGTGTTGGGGTCACCACTGCGCCGTTGCGTGCGCACTGAGATGCGGCCCAA